GGTTTGTTGTTGCGTTCAACATCATGTAAACCATTATAGAGACTTCTGAGAAGAAAGCAAGGTTTATTTCTAATTATTTTTAGATAAATAAAAAACCCCAATGATTCTGGGGTTTATTGAGCAAAAAAAAGGGGTATTTTACTTTGACAAACCCATTTTTGCCCCTCACAATGGGTTACTCCCCCCCCCCTACTTTCCATGCCGAAAAAGAAACGCTGCCCTATTTGTAAAAAAAATTTCATCATTAATCCCAACGCCAAACGCTGCCGTGCCTGTTACCACGCTCGTATCGGGATCAAGTCCACAGCCAAGCCGCTGCCGAAGTGTGCGGAGTGTGGGAAGAAGTGTGCGAAAACATCAACGAAGTGTATGGACTGCCACCGGAACCGTGGGCCGTACACGGCAAATAGCAGACTTCTGAAACAGGAAAAAGCCCTTGCCGATCAAACGATACGGCAACCCCTTGCCACGTTTGAAGAAGCCTGGAAGAAATGGCAGCAGACCATTGGCATGATGAAAGACCGCTACGGTGGCCCCGCAAAAAACCGTGCCCCGTCTATCAAGACCAACAGAAAACGCATTTTAGTGATCCCCGATCTACATGTGCCCTTTCATGAACCGGACATGGTGGCAAGTATGCTGGCACGGGAATCGGGCAACGTGGATTTAGCGATATGCATCGGGGATCTGGGCGATGCCTACAGCCACTCAAAATATGCAAAATACACTTCCGTGCCCTACGCCGAGGAGTGGGCTTCTGTCCAATTAATGATGCAAACGTTTAGTGAAACCTTTCCCCTCACAAAAATTATTATTGGGAACCACGATGCCAGATTGAGGAAAGCCATTGCCGCACACTTGACCGTGGACATGGTAGAAGCCATTTCTGCAATGAGTGGAGGGACATTATGTCCGATTACCGCCCTGGCACGGCGGTACCCGAATATTGACATTTCCAACCATCCTGTGCCCCATTCGGATATCACCATTGACTGGCTCTTGGTGGAAGGGGATGCCCTACTTGCTCACCCGGAAAAATACAGCCGCACCCCTGGGAGTGCGTTGCGGTTTTTTCAGGAATGGGCCGCAGATAATTCCGCCGCCATCGGCTTGGACGGCATACGCCTGGTAGTCATGGGCCATACCCATACCCTGGCCCTGTTTCCCTGGCGGAGTGATTCTCTTCTTCTTGAATGCGGGTGTCTGTGTAGAACCCAATCATACATGACGGGTGCCCGCGTGGGCGGAAGGCCGCAGCGGAGGGGGTACTGTTGGTTTGAACAAATTGATGGCGTGACCGATTTAAATAGCGTGGGATGGCGGTGGCTGGATGTTGAAGATGGCCCGTGGCGCAACTCATAACGCCCTGTTCTTTCGGCTGGTGGCAGAACTCGGTGCCGCACCGATTACAGAAGCCTTTATTACCTCAGACACAGAACTGATCGATGGCCTCTGCGAAGGGGGATCGATTACGATAGCCCCACACAACCACATTGTGGATACCGTCATTCATGAACTGCTTCACCGCCTGTATCCCATGCGTTCTGAACGCTCGATCCGCCGCACTACCAGCCAACTGCGGAAAACGTTAACTGATGAGGAAGTGCAATTTTTTTATGATGAATACCAGCGACGAAAAAAAACAGGGAAGCCGCGTGGGGTGGAAGATTAAGACCCCGGAAGAACACGTTGCCCGCATTGTGGCGTGGTTTACGGAAGTGGTAACCGTCAAATACCGCACAGGCCAGGAAGAACATGGCGGGGATCTATGGAACAAACCCAGAGCCTTAGCCAACCTGGAAGAAGAACTGATTGATCTGCCCGTCTACTACAAAACAGCAAAAGACCAACTGCGGCAAATGGCCCGTGAGGGGAAGTCTGCCAAGGATGCCTACGAACACCTGTACGGGGAACCCTTATGACTGCCCACCTGGGGATCTTCTGCCGAGGGTTTCTTGTGGTGTGCCTTATCTCCCTGAATACCATCCAACTCGCACGCGGAAGTTGGTCTGCCCCACTGGTCGGGTTTTGCATCGCCGTGGTGTGGTGGATGAACGCACAGAGTGCCAACCGAGTGGATGGGATTCCAGCCATGCTGTGCTATGCGAGTGGTTCAGCCCTCGGAACAGCCGCAGGTCTGTGGCTTGCCAGTTTGTAACCGGTTACAGTAACCCAAACAACCCAATGTTTATCGTATGTAACCGTGTAGTAGGCAATTCCCTTAAAGTAGAAATAAAGGCTTACCTATTACACTCCTACTCTTATATATAGGGTTACAAAAGTTACAGGGTTACAAGCCCATTTTCATTGACTAAAACGTGTAACCCCACTCGGTTACACTCGGTTACATCCTATGTTTATTGGATTCTTGGGCTTCAAGGTGATAAATTACATCGGGTGGTGGGGTCAATGCATCCCCATGGAATAGTGGCCTATATCTCCCGCCTCACGCTCCCCCTGGAGAGGAGCAAACGTCCTGGCTGTAGGGTTTTTGCTCGATATTGGGGGCGGGATGTAGGGAATATAGGGGTATTCATAGTTTTTAGAAGTCTCATAGGGTGGGGTATTTACCGGGCCGGGGCAGCAGGTAACATATTGCAGGGAAAGGGGTTAGGAGTATCTATAGAAAAGGGTCACATAATGTGTGTTATCAGACCCACCTTAGTTAAGTCTATTGTTATCAGTAGGTTAGAGGGACTGGCATCTATCAGGGATTTAGACTTGCGCCCATTACCACCTAAAGCGAAAGTGTTGCAGCGGGGGCCGGGGGGCGTGCGTTGCGGGCTGAACCAGGGGGCACCCCCCCCTGTGCGGCGGGCCGCTGGCGGCACTGGCACTTGCCCAAAATTTTGTGGGAAAACGGGTTTACGTAGACTTCAAAAAAATTTTTCAGTGAAACGTTTGGCGTGTAGAGTTGTATAATTCAGCTATGCGGAGAGAAACGGCAGTTATTCCTACAAAAACCCTTACGGTGCGGAGAAAATCGGATGATGTGGTCTGCATCATTAACGCCACGGATATGGATGAGCGGCTGTATGAACGCATTACTCCATTACCGAAGAAGGTATGTTAATCTGTGGGCATGATAACTTGCACGGCAACCAGTAAACAGTCAGGGGAACGGTGCCGCAGGGCACCGATTGCGGGCGGCACGGTGTGCGTGGTGCATGGCGGGAGTGCCCCAGCCGCGAAGATGGCGGCACAGCGGCGGTTAATCGGGATGATTGACCCGGCGATGAATGCCCTGCTGCGTGCGGTGGAGGAATGCGATGAGTGGCCGACGAAGGTGCGGGCGGCGATTGCGGTACTTGACCGGGCGGGCTTCGGCCCCACAGCGTCACTGCGAGTGGATGACCAGGCGAACGATTACACCAATTTAAGCAGTGCGGAATTGAAGGATCGGGCCATGGCGATTGTGAAGCGGGCGGCGGCAAGTGAAGCCAGGGAATTGGAAGAAACGGAACAGATGCATTAGGGCGATGGAAAAAGAGTTACTCCTGGCAGAAGGGTTGAATGCCGCGTTTCTGGGGATTGGATTGCGTGAGGGCCAGCCTGAAGTGGCGGTGTATTCGATCCAGCGGGCGTTAGCGGTGTATCTCACGCATGGCATGACGGAATCGGAAGCACGGGAACACCTGGATCGGGTGCATGTGAGTAATGATGTGGGAGAACTCACCCCGGTGTGGGTGGATGAAACCACGGTGGAACAGTTAGTTATTCCCCAGACGGTACATTAAAAAGGGGGCCGTGAAGCCCCCTGGTGTTTTATTTCAAGCCCGCGATGATTGCCCGATGTGCTGCACTCTCCCCACCCACATCAAGCCCAGCCGCAAGTAGTAAGGTGTGTACCTTGCGGCGGCGGGCATAGCTTGCGTCCCGAAGGTCATGCCGGTATTCATAATCCCAAAAATACGCCATTCCCATATAGTCATCAGTCCCGATAAAAGTTCTATCGAGATTTAATAAGGCAGTGTTGGCGTTCAGGGTTAGCACATCCGTATTTAAGTGAGCAGCCATTGTCTTGTCTCCCGCTGTGTTTATTAGTTTAATATCGTGATTAAAATTTTTTTCTTGCCGATTCTTTCTTGCCAAAAGCCCTTGGGAATAGGTTTGTTCCACCCATTTTTTCTTGCCTGACTTACGCTGCTGAAAATCCCCGCTTCGGCCATGACATGGGCCATGATCCAAGTCTCTTGGATTGGGGTGTTCTCTATATCGTCCATCCAGAATGCTTCAATGTCTTTATCTGAACGGCCTGGGCTGACAAAATTAACTGCGTTCAACATCATGTAAGTAATACTACAGACTCCAGAGAAAGAAAGCAAGGTTTATTTTCAATTATTTTTAGATAAATAAAAAACCCCAATGTTTCTGGGGTTTATTGAGCAAAAAAAAGGGGGCCGTGAAGCCCCCTGGTGTAGATTACGCAAATGTTAAATTATTCTTCTTTGGAATAAACATCTAAAGTGTCCAGATATTCAAGGTTTTCTGAGCCGCCCCACCACTTCCATTCTATGGTAGAACTCCCGCGCTCATCATCAATGATTTGTGTAAACACGCGGATAATATTTTGGTGATCAGATGAGCAATCTTTTTGCCACACTTTCACCCTGCGCTGTACTTCGGCAAGTGATCCTTGCCACATCTGCGTAGTGATCGGTGATCCCGCTGACGTAATAGCGGTAACATTGATTAAAGGGTAACGCTTCAGGGTATTAAATTTTGGCATCTTTTTGTCTCCGGTTGTTGTTGCGTTCAACATCATGTAAACCATTATAGAGACTTCTGAGAAGAAAGCAAGGTTTATTTCTAATTATTTTTAGATAAATAAAAAACCCCAATGTTTCTGGGGTTTATTGGGCAAAAAATATTAGGGGTAATATGGGATATTTGTGCCTGGAGTAGTTGTTATATACTTACCCCCACAGTTTTTAGTTGCTAGAAATAAAAAAATATCCTACAGTGGGGGAGCGTTATTTATGTCATTAAAGCCCGTGATCGATAGTTTGGATCAAGTCTCTGAAGATTTGCGTCAGCACTACGTTGGTGAGGGTGATAAATTTATTTTACAAATGGACGGTGATCCTCAAGGCTTTGTGCCCCGCGAAACTCATGCAGAACAAGTGAACAAAGTAGCAGAGTTCCGAGATAACAATGTGAAACTTAAAGCGGAGATAGAAGCCCAGCAGGAAGCCGTCAAACAACTTGATAACTATAGGGATCTTGACCCCACGGCGGCACGGGAAGCGTTAGCACAAGTGGCGGAACTCTCGAAAAAGGGAGTACGAAAAGCCAGTGATGTAGATGAACAGGTAAAGAATGCTTTACTTCAATTTAAAACCTCGGAATTAGAACCCTTGCGGCAATTACTGACCGAAGAAAAAACAGCCCGCCAGGAAGCGGATCAAAAAGTGTCCGCTGCGGCGATGAAGAACGAAGTGTTAAACCAATTTAAAGCGGCTGGGGGTCAAGATGCGGCAGTTGATTTTGTAGTCAGCCGTGCCAATGATGTATTTAAAATGGATGGCAATCAACTGGTAGCCCGCGAAGGGATCTATAGTGTAGATAACCCTGGTGAGCCGATGGGGTTAGGGGAATGGATGACCAAGCAAACCAAAGAAATTGCGTTTGCCTTTGGGAGTAGTAACGGCGGGGGTGCCCACAATCGGGAAGGGCATCCGGTTGGCACCATCCCGGCGGGAGTGCGGCAATTACGGAACCCGACGCCCCACCAACTGGGGGAACACGCCAAGGATATCCGTGAGGGGAAAGTAATGATCGTGAACGAGTAACACACAAGCCAGCAGAGTTGGAATCACGGGGTGGGGCCATCATCTGAACAGCTACGCGGGGCGTAGCGTGTGCAGTACTGATATGGCTGGAACACTAGTCACAACCAATATTGTTCAGACGGCTGTAGCTATGGGCCTGGATGCCCTGCGGCAACAAGTCGTATTACCTCGGATCGTTAATCGTTCGTACGAAGATCGGATTGGCCCCGCTGCGCGGCAAGGATCAACGGTCAACGTTGCGGTGCCGTCTGCGATTACCACCCGCAGCGTCACGGCTGATGTGGTGCCCCCGGCTGTGACAGCGGTGACGCCCACCAGCGTAGCGATCACACTCGACCAGTGGAAAGAAGCCCCCTTTGCCATGTCTGATCAAGCGATCAGCCAGGTGCAGCGTGGCATCATTCCTATGCAGATGTCTGAAGCGGTCAAGAGTTTGGCAAACACCGTGGATGATTATCTGTGGTCATTGATTGATACCACGGCTGGCGTGTATGGGTACACGGGCACCGCTGGCACCACACCGTTTGCGTCAAATGTTTCACAATATCTTGACGCACGGGCGATTGCCAACAATCAACTGATGCCGATGGATAATCGTCACGTCATCCTTGATGCCGATGCGGAAGCTAATGCGCTGCAACTTACAGCATTTTTGGATGCCTCCGCTTCGGGCAGTAAGGAAACCGTGGTGGAAGGTGAAATTGGGTACAAGTTAGGTGCCCGGTGGGTGATGTCTCAAAACGTCGCAACACATACCGAAACCAATAGCCCCACAGGATGGTTGGTGAATGATGCGAGTGTGGCAGTTGGGGATACAACCCTGACCGTGGACACCGGATCAGGTGCGCCGGTTGAAGGTGATATTTTTAGTGTTGCAGGTAGCACACAGACGTACCAAGTGTCATCAGCGACTTCAACCGTGATCACC